CACGCGGAGGTATCCACGTCCGACTGTGTCAAGTCCTTCATGAAGGCCGAAACTTACAACAGGGCAAATGATCCACGCATCATCAGCACCATCCCCGGAGTGCAGAAGATGAGACTGTCGCAGTTCCTCTACGCGATGGTCGATGATCTAGCTAAACAGCCCTGGTACGGCTTCAACAAGACGCCCTTGGCCATATCGGAGCGCGTCACCACTGTAGCCCACGAGTCTAAGGAGGGTGTGGTTAAAACGGATTTCAGCCGCATGGATGGCCGAGTCGCCCTGCCCTTACGCGAACTGGAGCGCAGGTCGAAGCTGAGGTACTTTGCCCACAAGTACCATCCCGAGCTCGTTGAGCTGATCCTCAAGCAGAAGCGTCAAAAAGCTGTCACCACTTTAGGCGTCAAGTACCAGACAGGAGATTCCCGCCTATCCGGTTCTGCAGAAACGGCTTGGGACAATTCCGACGACAATGCTTTCATCGCCTATTGCACCTTTTTGGAGATGGGAGCAGATGAAGACGAAGCATGGAACAGCCTAGGTGTGTACTCTGGCGACGACGGATTGACTGCCGATGTCGATCTCGATACCTATGTCCGCGTCGCCGGCGAACTCGGCCAAGTGCTTGAAGCCGAGCTGGTAAAGCGAGGTGAACCAGGGGTAGAGTTCATCAGCCGCCAGTACAGCCCAGATGTTTGGTTCGGGGACAACAATTCCATGTGCGATGTGCGACGGCAACTGCTCAAGATACACACTACAGTGGTCCTGCCCGACAAAGTCCGCCCGATAGACAAACTCGGCCAAAAGGTGTTGGGATTTTCCTTCACCGATGCACACACGCCAATCATCGGCGATATCATTGCCGCCTTCGCACTTGTCCACCACGCCGACCTACCCACCGAACTTGACCCGAACATAGCCAGCTGGTCCTCACGGTTCGACTACAGTGTCCAGTATCCTAACGAGGACTCAGGCTGGATGCTTGACCAGTTCGAGCGGCTCAACCCAAGGTTCGATATGACCAGCTTTAAAATTTGGATCCAGCAGGTGACAGACGGCCTGACTTCCATACTCGAGCCACCACAGTTTGAGCCAGAGCCAACCGAACCCGACAATTCCGGAGCAGTCATTAACGGAGACCGGGCCCCAACCCGCTCTGGCAAAGATGAGGAGGACTCGCCCCACGACGACTCGCCCCTACCCCCCGATCCCCCAGCCCACTACGTCACCCCAGCACGCCGCAGAGAGCGAAAACAGCAGGCCC